CGACAGATGACGGAAATCCGAAATCGTTCTCGCCGTTCCAGTCCGAAATGCGCCAATTGCTGGCCTTGCCGGCGTTCTTGAATGGCGTCAGGACTTCGACTTCTACCTCAGTCGTCGACGTGTATTCGTAAATCCGGCCAATCCCTGAGCCGCCGCCGCCGCTATAAGTGAGTGTGCAAACCGCAGTCCCGCTGGTGTAGCCTGTCGCCGTGGTCACAGACCCCGTATAGACCCACGTGTAACCGTTCCAGACCCATGTTCCTGGGCTTGTCACCGCCAGATATGGTTTGAACCCGAGGCGATACCAGACGATCACATTATAGAATTGGTCATTGATGATCGTCGCAGTCTGGTTTGTCGTGTATGTTGCGTAATCGACCCAATCCGATAGACCTTCAGGGTCGAAGGTGCGCTGCAGCGTGATCGTTCCAGACCATGTGCCGGAGATATCGACTTGAAACTTGCGTTCGTCAGAATTAACCGTTGTCGCGCCAGACGTGTAGGTTGCAACGCCTGAAACCCGGATCGGGTCCGTCCAAGTGTCTTCCGCTTCCAGCGTCTCAGTGACGTTCTGCGTCTCATGAAACAGCCGCACCAGAGCGCCGACATGCGTCGAATGGAACACCGGCTTGTTAGCGGTTAGCGTCGCATCGCCGTTGACTGCGCTCGGCGAGAGTTTAATTGATTCGTCGCCTGCCTTTGCGGGGAATGGCCCGTCGTCGGAATAGTATTTTACCAGCGACCAGCTATTGTTCGACCCGCCTTCTCTGTGCCGCTCAATCCGGTATTGGACATAGCTCGAATGCGCGAGGAAGATAACGTCCGCCGATTGCGCATAAGAAATTCCGGACAGGTCAGTGTCGTTCCATGGCGTGGTAAGTTCGAGCGTGCCGGCGCTCTCGACCGTGATGGAGTCGACGACCCGCGAGGCCCAAACACTAGCCGTCGATACCTGCACATAGGCTGTATTAACGTTCGGCGTGAAGGCGAGCGAATGCGTTCCTTCCGCGAGCGAAGTTTCCGAGAAAATGTCGTCCGTATCCGCTGCGGACCCAACCTTGAACAGCACCGGCCCCTTGGAGACAACGACCCGAAGCGCGTGTTCCTTCACCTTGTCGTCGTTCGAGATCGTCAGCGTCCCATAGGCCGACGACACGTTGCCGCGTGCGACATTCTCAATCGTGATGCTAGGCCCTGCGGCGACAGTGACCGTGGCGCTTGGCGCTTCGACCGTCGTCCACGAGCCATAAGCCTGCAGCGTGCTCGCAACAGAAACCCGCGTCACCAGCGCATCATTCGTCCAGACACGCATCTTATTGTCTGTCAGTTCAATCAGCGACGTGTCGTCTACCGAAAACACAAACTCCAGCAGCTTCGCCGCAGCATCGCTCGCCGTTGATCCGAGATATTGCAAGCCGGGACGGAGCGTCATTGGCCCCATCGCCAGAGGCATCCAGTTAATCTGCTTTTCAGCAGCCAGCCGGAGTTTTTCAATATCGAGACGCGCGAGCGCCGTGTTCGATACCTCCCCACGGTTTGCCGCCAAAAATTGGACGTTGCCCCTAGCCATCAGCCGATCAACTGCCCGCGCTTGCCGCGCTCATTGCCCCAACCGCCGCGCGAGGACACCCACGATCCCTGCGGATAGCGGCCCGGCGCTTGGTCGATCGCGTCATTGCCCTTGGCCGTCGCCAGAGCCTTTTTCAGAACCAGACGATTAAACGCCGCGTGCGCATCCTCGCCGGCTCCGGTCACTTTCTTATAGACCTTCGACGCGAGATAGGCAGAGACATATTCCGCATAATCAGGCGGAAACAGCGCCGGATTGACGCCCTTCGTCGTCGACACATAGCGCACATAGAGCGGATCGACCCACGCCAGCCAGACCGCCGTCTGGTCCTGATAATCCATCAATGGCGGGTCGAAATTCTCATTGTCCGAGACGACGTAGGTTCGATCCCAATCCGCAGGCTTGTTGAAGCCATAGGTATAGCCGAACGCCGGCGTCACGTCAGAATCAATCTGGATCGCCCGCATGGCGAAGTTCCAGAACCCTTGGCGCAGGCAATACGTCAACGCATCCGTGTAGACCTTTCCGAGCCAATAGCGCGCGTCCGTCTCGTCGCGCACGCTTTCCGTCTCGGCGTTGTTGAGATGCAGGATAGCGCCAACGTAGAGGCTTTCTTGCGTCGCCATCAGGCCCCACCATTCTGCGCAGGCGCACGGCCGCGCACGAGAGAGTCAACGGCGCGGATTTCGGTCAGCATCTTGGCTTTCTGCGAAGTCGGCTTGCCGTCCAGCGCGTCATTGGCGAGCGCCATGCGCAAGGCAGGATCGAGCACAGTCTCGGCGAATATGGCGCGCTCTTCGACATTCCCGCCAGTGACTTTGCGATAGACCAGCCATGCGAGATAGGCCGAAACATATTCGGCGTAATCGCTCGGGAAGTTCGCGACAAGAATCCCCGGCGTCGACGACACAAACCGCACGTAGAGCGTCGCAATCGAACTCGACGCATACCAATAGCCGGCCATGTCGACGAAGTCCGTCAACGGCGGGTCAAATGTGGAGGACGACGAAACATCGCGCGTGCGCACCCAATCCGCAGGCTTGGCGAAGCGATTGCCATAGGTTACGGAACTTCCAGTCGCGCTCGCCGAGGCGATGGAATTTTCCTCTAGCGCGAAGTTCCAACAACCCTGTCTCAGGCAATAGACCAACGCAGTGGAATATTCATCGTCGAGCACATAACGCGCCTCTACATCGTCTGTCGTCGCCGACAGCTTGCGCTGGCCGAGATGGCGCAGAGCGGCATTATACAAACCAAGTTGCGTCGCCATCGATTACGCCGCCATCGACGTTTCGCGAAGGAACTCAATCGCCGCTTCCTTGGTCTGGAACCCGGCTTTGATGACTTCGCCAGTTTCTTTGCGAACGACGCCGAACCGATCGTGAGGCCCGCGCCAGCGGACAGCGAAAGCGTCACTCACGTCAAGCGCGCCATTGGCGACTTTGCGCCAGTCATTGGCAGCAATCACGCCAACAGAAGCGCCTACCTTGTCGACGTTTAGAACGGCGAGATGCAACCGCCATTCATTGCTCTCGTGCCAGACAAGGATTTCGTCGCACGGCTGCAAATGTCGGGCAACATGCGCCCAAAATGAATGCTCAAGAACATCAGCCTCAGTGATGACGCCGGATGCGGTCGCGAGCCAGATGTTGCGCCGCTGCTCGGCAAGGCCGAAATTGCGCTCAAGAAGTTGGACTGGTTCTTTTGCCATTTTCCACCATAGAAGAAAGGAGGCGGGACCATCCCGCCTCCAGAAGCATTACGCCATCGTCAGGTCGACGTTGTTGCCGGTGCCGCAGACAGTCGCAGCGCCGCCAGCCGTGACAGAGATCACGCACCAGACATGGCAAAGAGGCGTGGTCGTCTCGTATTGCAGAATGAAGTCGCCGACCTTCATGCCAAGGGCGTCGCCATTGGTGAAGTAGCCGGCGGCGTCAACGTCCGCAGCAACATCGCCGTCCTTGTAAGCCCACAGCGACGGACCATCGCCAGAGGTGAAAGACCCAACGAGAAGCTTCGGAGGGTTGTCAGTAGAATAAGCCATCTCAAGTTTCCTTTCGCGTCGCTCCCGGTTAGAATGACGGAGCCGCAAAGCGCGCCAACGCTTCGCGGCCCCTAACCATCCATCTATCGGGAGCAGACAGATGGCTGACCGTTCCGTTATCACGGCCGCGCGACTGCGCGAAGTGCTGCACTACAATCCTGAAACCGGCGTCTTTACGTGGCGCGTTCGGCTTGGCCAGCGATGCGTGATAGGCGCTAGAGCCGGAACTGTCCGAAAGGACAGAAGGCCACGCCGATCAATCAACATTGATGGTCTATATTACGCCGAGCACAACCTCGCGTGGCTTTACATGACCGACGAGTGGCCGGCGCATGAAATTGACCATCGCAACAATGACGCTACCGACAACCGTTGGGGTAATCTGCGTCCCGCAACACGAGAGCAGAACACCCAAAACGCAAGGCGGAGAGCGGACAACAGCACCGGGTTCAAAGGCGTCCAGGTTCATGAAAACGGGCGTTACTACGCCAGAGTTCAGATCAACGGAGAGCGCATTTTCGTGGGTAGCTTCGAGACCCCAGAAGAAGCCAACGCCGCTATTGTAAAGCGGCGTCAGGAACTTCATGGCGC